GCGCACACAGTTGGATGTGGGCAGGAGAGTTAACATAATGCAAACACCAGAGTTTCAAGGCACACATTTGTTTGACCGCCTTTGCTGGGCAAAAGACAACCTTGAACCAGTGCAGTCAGATTATCGTGTGGTCTATGAAAAAAGCGTAGATGATTGTGCGTCAATACTAATACCTGATCCTAACTGGATGGCTAGTGCATTGCAGGGCGGTATATTGCCGCCAGTGTGGGTGTATTGGGAACTTGCGAAAGATGAGGCGCAACCAGATTTCAAAAAGCATACACGCGGGTATCTACTTCACCAGACGGAGCCGATGCCGCCGATGACTGAAGAAGAGGCCATTGAATATTTGATTATGAAAGATGTGCCTCAGAGCGTGTGGATGAATTGGGATAGCGGTAATAAGCCGAAGATGGTAATATGCAAAAAGCAACAATTGCCTCAGACAAGAGTATGGCGAAACGCATGGCGCATATCTGATGAACTAGCCGCATAGGAGTATGTAATGGCTGTAACAACTTATATTAGGGACAAAGATGGCAATCAGATTGACGCTTCAAAGGCTACCGTTCCTAAAAACAGGGATTTTCGCGGCGCGTGGTCACTATCAGGCTCAGTCATAACTGAGGACTTGGACAAAGCCAAAGAGTTGTTTAAAGAGCAAATTCGTGAGGTGCGTCAGCCTTTGTTGGATGCTGAAGATGTCACATATATGAAAGCACTGGAAGCTGGTGACTCTGATGCACAGGCCGCTAGTGTTGCTATCAAAACAGCTTTAAGAAATGCGCCAGCCGCATCTGCTATCAGTGATGCAACAACTATTGCTGAACTCAAGGCGGCTTGGGATACGGATGTTTTGGGCGAAAGCCCATACGCATAGGGGTAATTGATGGCACTTTCTAAGATTAGAGATGAATCAACAGATGGCAGTGTTGCTGGTGGCAAGGTTTTACAGGTGGTTCACGCTGGTAATTTCGCAGAGCAAACTCACAATGTCAGTGCAGATACACCTGTAGCAACAAATATGACCGCGACCATCACGCCAACTGATGCAACCAGTAAAATACTAATCACCTACACGATTTGCACCGCTGGTAATTCAACAGGTGCGGCGTTAGGCACACTGCACATGGTCTACCACGACATAGGGCAAACTGGCACTGACACAGCAATGAGTTCAAAATTCTTTGGTGCAAGAACAGGTCAATACTCTAATTATCAAATGGTCAGCACAATTGGTCATATTGAGCATGACCACAATACGACCAGTGCCATTGATTATACGATCTATGTGTCTAACACAAACGCAATGTCAATCATGGTAAACAGAGGTGGTTCTAACTCCAATATCAACGGCAAAGATGGTTATGGAAGCATCACTCTCATGGAGATTTCTCAATAATGCAACACGAAGCAATCTACGCACTCTACAGCAATGTAGTACGCATCACAGGCAGTGGTTCTGATGCAGTCGCTACAGACGGTGATGGAAACGTGGTGTCATGGGATGCAACTGCGGTGGCAACCAAGGAAGCTGAGTTGCTGTTGGCTTTTAAGCTGGACGAATTACGCACAGAACGCAACCGCCTCATAGCAGAAACAGATTGGTGGGATAATTCTGATACGCCTACAATGACAGCGGAGCAAACAGATTACCGCCAAGCGTTGCGCGATATAACAGATAACTACACATCACTAGATGATGTTGTATGGCCTGATAAGCCGTAGAGGTTGTTATGACAAGAGCGAGAGATATAGCAGACTTAGGTGTTTCAGCCAACAATGGCCTTAATTATGAAGAAGGCACTTGGACGGCGCAAATGTACGATGACCCATCTGGTGGTAATGGTTCGTCAACCACGGTCACTGGCTACTATACAAAAATTGGAAAACTTGTAACCGCAAGATTTTTTGGTATGAATAATATAAGCACAAGTGGAATGACTGGTGCCAATATTGCTTATTTTACTTTGCCTTTTGCCGCATCTTCAACAGGACGCAGCACGGGTTCTGTAACGCTTGAAGTCGTAAACTTTGGTACTGGTAGAACGCAAGTAACACCTACTGTGTCTTCTAGTAAGAGTAGGGTCCAATTAACTGAATTTGGTGACAGTACTACAGACCAAAGCATTACTGTTTCAGATTTTAATGGAACTTCATCAGATGTTGTTACGCTTTCAATAACATATGCGGTGAATTAAAAATGGCACTTACAGAAGAAACAGTTGAAGATAAGGTTGAAGCGGTAGGCGAATTTAAACACGTTCAGGTTCGCACAGCTACTATTATCAAACGTGATGGCGTTGAAATTAGCCGTACTTTTCACAGACACGTTATCGCGCCTGATGCTGACATAACAGGCGAAAGTGCAGAAGTGCAAGCCCTTTGTGAAGCAGTACACACCCAATCAATTAAGGATGCGTATGCGGCGCATTTAGCAGAACAGGATAGTTAACCCATGCCATACATAGGCACAACGCCAGAAAAAACAGGTGTCAGACATAGGTATCTCTTTACCGCTGTGGGTGGTGAGACATCTATATCTGGTCTGGATGATAGTAGTAAAAGCCTAACTTTTACTGATGCAGAATATATAGATGTTTATCTGAACGGTGTTTTGCTTCAGGCTGGTGAGGATTATAGCGCACAAAATAACACAATCAGCGGGTTAAGCGCACTAGCGTTGAATGATGTTATTGAGGTCACAGTTTTTGACATTTTCAATTTAGCTAAAATAAATTCAGAGGCCATCAGAACAAGGCATTATTTTACTGCGAGTGGTGGGGAAACATCTATAGGTACATCACAGATTGCTGGCCTAACCATTTCTGCCAATGAAGAAATTGAGGTTTCACTGAACGGCGTATCATTAGTGCAAGGCTCTGACTTCAACACAACAACAGCTAATACGATTGGTGGACTATCTGCGCTTACAGCCAATGATGTGGTTGCTATTGTTCTATACCAAAAGTTTGTCCTGACAGACACCGTTTCAAAGGCTGTGGGCGGCACATTCAATGGACCTGTTACCTTTGGTGGTCAAACCACGTTCTCTGGGGATGTAACAGGCGCGGTTCAAGAGTATTTTCAAGTCGTGCTATCAACATCAACAACAGGTCACGCGGATGGAGCGGAAGTTGTCGTGGATTTTGGGGGCAATGGAACAGTAGTCCACGATACCAAGTCCAAATTTGACACAACCAATGATGCTTACGAATTTGATGCTGTAAATGGTGTATATCTGATTTCATTTTCATGTGGGGTCAGAAGTGATACTGTTGCAACAGAGGAATTAATTGAGGCGGGAGCTAGGGTTGAGTTCTCAACAGATAATTTTTCTACTACAATTACAAATCAAAATATAGAATTTGGCAGTGCTTCCAGAGCAATGGACGCTAATGATGATGAAATAGGAACGATGACATTTACTGGAACTACCATTTATAAAAATTTGGCGAGCGGCACAAAAGCAAGATTGATAGCGGCAGGTAACGTACCAAGTGGAACTTATGAAATCGCGGCGGCGACAAATAATATGATAAATATATCTTTTGGTAGTTTTTCAAGATGCACGTTTTTAACTATTGTCAGGATATCATAGTGAGCAAAGCAAGGCAGTTAGCGGATAGCATTGGGGAAGGAAGCATCAATTTATTTGATAATTCTGGTATGCAAATAGCGCAAAGAAAAACAACAGATGCATCAATCACAAGCAAAGATTTTGTTTTAGACCGCTGGGGGGTGGAAGTTAGCGGACTTGGTGCTTTATCTTGTGATCAAGAAAACAATGTGAGACCTACTGTTGCTTCAAGTTCATTGAAAGTAGCTGTCGCGACTACAAGTGCTATGGCGACATCAACCAATCATGCAGAAATATCACAGACTGTTGAAGCAAGAAAATTGGGAACTTTGGCATGGGGTACAAGCTCTGCAAAAAAATTAGCCTTGTCCTTTTATGTGAGGGCAAGCATAGCTGGTAATTATGCGATTGCAGTTGAACAAGATGATAGCAATCAGTTTTATGCAAAAAAATACACAATAAATTCTGCTGACACATGGGAACAAAAAACTCTTTTCATTGATGGAAACACTGGAAACGGAATAACTCTTGATGATGGATTAGGCTTAACTTTCAATTGGGTTTTGGATGCTTCAAGCACTAAAAGAGGCGGTTTGACTAACCCGCAATGGTTGACTGATGCCACAACTTCAGTAATTTTCCCAACAGATGGTCCTGCTTTTATGAACACTTCAGGGGCAACATTTTTCCTGACAGGTTGTAAATTGGAAGTGGGGGACTTTCATACGCCGTGGGAAGAGCCGCTTTTTCAAGGTGAGCTTGCTAGATGCCAAAGATTTTTTGCAAAAAGTTATGATTACGAAACTGCTGTGGGTTCAGCTGTGACCAAGGGAGCTATGTATGAACGAAACACTGGTTCCTCAGTAAGCAATCGGTGTGTGAATGTGAACTTTCCTGTGGAAATGAGAGGCACGCCAACGATGCTTGTTTATTCTTTAACTGGCTCATCTGGTAACGCTTCAGATTGTGATACCAACTATACCCACGCTAGAAATGATTCAAT